AGATCGGCGCCGGACGATGTTGAGGCGCGCGTTGTAGCCAGTAGCGTAACGATCAGTTGCTGGAGCCACTGAAGCACGCTGGCATTGCTCTCGCAGATCGCGCGCAGCAATGAGCCAATTGTGAAATCGACTAGCCCCGCCGCCCTGCCCTGAATCGCTGTGACCTGATCACGGACCAGCGTGGTGAAGTCTTTGATGTTGAGGGATGCCATATCAGCGATTTACCTCGAACGAGAGCGTCACCGGCTCACCCAGGGGTGCGTCGGTGTAGCTGATATTGACGGAAAGTGTCTCGTTGGAAGACGAAACCGAAATGACTGGCGCTGGCTGCTTTGAAACACACTCCTCGAGCAAAATCTGCCCTCGGATCATCGCGATGATTTCCGGGATGTTCATCAGCGCGCCCACGTACCGGCCGAGGCCAGCGCCGTACTCAGGGTGGAACAGGTAATCGCCGGGGTTGGTGATCAGGCGGCGCAAAATCCGCTGCTTGCCCCGCTCCATTCCTTCGACGGGCGACAGGCTGCCGGTCGGAGACAGTGAAAGGTCGTCCCCGACGTAGTGGTTCAGGTCTTTCATGGGACTGGAACTCCGGATGTTCCGTTACCGGACTGCACCTGACTGGTCTTGTGCAGCTTGAGGCTGATGGTGTCGGCCTTGACGTCTCCGCCAACCACCAGGATCCCAGTGGCGTCCGTAACGGTGAGCATGTGATCCATCGTCACTGGCCCGCCGGTGAAGTGATGCTGAGGGGCGTCGTAATTGATCGCCACTTCGGAATGCAATGACACCGTTCCGTCGTTGTTGAACCTGAGGATTGCCCCTGACTTATGACGAATCCATGTTTCACCCGATGGCACCGCCGGCGGCGGGTTTACGTCGCTGAAATACCGCCCGGTGACTTTCCCGAGGTTCGGATCGCCATCATCGAAGGTCACGGAGACCTCATCGCCGATCTGCGGGCCGACCATCACGCCCCATCCGTTACCCACCCCCAGCGCCGCAAGCTGAATCCAGCCTGTGTCATAGCCCTCCGGCTGGATCGTGACCTTGACGCAGTGACTGCCGGGGTCGTAGCCCGAGATGGTGCCGCTGCGCGAGTACGTGCTTCCGTCGCCCTGGTTCTGCCTGGCAGCATTGATCAGGTTTGCCATCGTCATGGGAGCACCATTGAATTTGGGTTGTGGTTCTTCGCGGTGAAGGACATCGAATAGCCGGACTCGAAGTTGATCGATCGGCGCACTGAATCCGCGTAATACAGCTGGTCAAAGGCTGATTGAGTCCCCTCCACTCTGATGATGGTCTTAGGGGTCAGCAGGTTGTCGCCGGGCATCGAGCCGCTCATGCGCATCTCGTGGTCAGTGATCTGCTTGTGCAGCTTCTGGGCGAGTTGCTGGGCTGCCTGACGATCGAGGCCGCTGCGCACGACGCTGTACACCTGTCGCTTGGACTTTGCATCGCCAGGGCGGATGCCTTTGGCGGAACTGGTAGGGAAGCTCTCGGTGAACGCTTTGCCACCCTTCCACGACCTGACTTGCACAGTGACGCCCTTGGAAATCGTCAGGTCTCGTTCAAAGTTGAGATCGTCGGAGACGTTCGCAACGGGGTAGGCCAGTGATCCCGGAGCCACCCAGCGAATAAGGTACTGGTCGGTCTTCTCGGGCTCCAGTGCTGGCTCGTAGTGGAGCTCGCCGCCCGTCACGTAGACTTGAAACCCGTCGATACCGGCGAAGTAGCTGAGCAAATCCCACTCCGACCTCTCGTCGTTGACGTGGGTGTGGTCGTATTTCGTGATACCGCCGACGCTGGTGGTAGTTTTTGTCACGACTGCTTTGAGCCCGCGGCGCGCCGCCAGCAGTTCAGCGACCTGACTGGTGGTGTAGTTCGCGAACTTCTCGCTGGTCTTCGTATCGATGAGTTTCGCGGTGTAATCGCGACCCTCAACGCTGACCTCAAAGCGCGCCGGGTGGAAATTCCAGCGATCAACGCCGCCAATCAGGAGCGTGTCCCACCGGATGGCAGTCTCGTCACCGATTCCTATCGAGACCTCAAGCTCGATCTCGGTCTGCGAGCTCCACCATGCGAGCGTCCCTGTTTCCGCCGGCATGGCTGACAAAGCGAAGAGCGCGGTGAAAGTGTCGGCCGAATAGAACGAGTTGCTGTCAACATCGGCCGACACAAATGGCACCTCTACCCCATTCAGGCGGACGCGGCCAACGACGTGGCGCGCTGCTGGAGCGACTTCAAGCGCGTTGACGTCCAATTATCCACCTATGGGTATTTTGATTGTCTGGATATCCCCGAGCAGCGGGTCGTGGATGTTGTTTGCCGCAGCGATCTCGGTCCATCTGGCCTGATCGCCGTAATTGTCCGCCGCCACACGCTGAAGAGTGGTGTTACTGGTGGTCAGGCTAGACGTGCCGTTAGCCAGCGGCCCGGCCAGTACGTTCTTCTGGAGACGATCGAGCACGCTCTGCATTTGATAAAGCGGCGCCAACTGAGTCAGCGCCGCGCCCTGGCGCAAGACGTTGTTCGCAGCATTCGAGATCGGGTTGCCCGGTATCAAGCCGCCGAGGGTGGTGATGTCGTTGATAGATCCGCCGACTTGCGCGATCACCGACTGCACCACCGCCTGGGTTGCGACCAGCGGCCGAATCACCGTTTGCACAGTGTCGATTGTGGCGTTGGCGAATCCCTGAACCTGCGACACGGCATCCTTGACCGTGTTGATGCTGGATGTCACCACATCGGAGTTGATGATTTCGGCCAAGCCAAGCGATTCGCCGACGTCACTGTTGATCAGCGCATCCAGCGTTCCCGACAGGGCGTTTTCCTTGATCGGAGCATCCAGCCTGTCGATGACGAGCAGGTCGATTGAGTAATAGCGACGGTAGACATGCTCGAACCTTACGTTCAGGGACTGGATGACCACGCTGAAGTAGTAACCATCCATGTTGAAACTGAGCGGCCTGCCGGCATCACGCAGGGTTTCGAGTTCGTTAACTCGGTCCCCCGCAGTAGCGCCGACCATCCAGCCGGACCACGACATGTTCTCGTAGTCCACGCCCAGCACGTCGACGACCCGGCGGCCGCCAACCAGCTTGTGCACGACCAGTTGCTGCTTGGCGCCGATCGTTACCGCCTCAGGCACTTCGAGTCCGGTGAACTCGACGTTCCCGACGATCAACCGAGTAGCAAAGGGGTCCCCGCCCGGCGCGAAGTTGTCCAGGAAGCTTGTGAAGCTCATCGGTTAATTCCTCGGGATGACGAGACTGGACGTGCCCGGTCTCAACATGCTGCGCGTAGGGTCGAAACCTTGGGTCCCGGTCTGCGGTCTGGAAGCTTCGCGGGCTTGGTGCTCCGTGACTACCTCGGCAACCTTTTTGCCGTTCAAATCGATACGGGTATTGACCTGCACCATTTGTGATTGCTTTTGAGGCACTGGAGCAACCAAAGACAGCGCTGGCGGGCTGACCGCTGGCGGCACCATTGTCGGCCCTGCAATCTTCGGTGCAAGGTTCGATGACGCGCCAGACGCTGGCAGCTTCACCCCAACCAGAGACAGTACAGGCGGCCGGGCGGCCGTAGGCAGCATCATGGACGGCGTTGTCTTCGGCGCGAGGTTTCGGAGCAGGCTAGTAGAAGGCGATACTGCCACTTGTGGCACCGCTGGCTTGCCTCTCAGGGAGTCAGCAAAGGTCGTCTTCGGGATCTGCCACGAAGCTGGCAGGATCGTATTGGCGCCCTGGATCAGCGTGTTGAAGATCGTCTGCCAAAGCGTAAGAAACACCAACGCAAACGACTTGAACGCCCCGCGAATGTCCCCTTGGAACAGCTTGTATATGCCGGTTTTGATGTCGACCCAGATCAACTTCAGCGCACCGCTGATCTCCTTCCAGTTGTTCCACAGGAGCAGCACGCCGACTGTCAGCCCCAAGACTACAAGGCCAATTGGCGTGAGCAGCAAGCCCAGCGGAGCGAGGAAGTAGTAGAGCGCAGTGCCGATGAGCCTGATTGGAGCGAGGAAAGCCATCAACAAGCCTCGAACAAACCCAGATGCCAGCACGAAGGCTGCCGTAGCGCGATAAGCGCTCACGCTCATGATAAGTAGCTGGGTGCCGAGCCTGGCGATGGTCGGGATCAATGGGGCGAGCGCAGTTGCGTTCAGGAAAATGAGCGCTTGGCCCAACAGCCAGAAGCCGCGGCCTGCCGCGATCACCATGTTGATCAGCCCACCCGCAACCAGGAAGGTGGACAGCCCCAGCAGTGCATAGGTCAGGGCTTTCACAGGACCAGGGTTTGCAGCGATCCAGACACCGAGGTCTTTCAGCGCTGGATTCAGCTTGTCGAGCGCGGCGATGGCAAGCGGCAGCACCACAGTGCCCAGATTGAGCATGAGGTCCTTCCACTTTCCGGCGAATTCAAGCTCCTTGCCTGCCAGTGTGTTTTTAGCGTTCTTATCCAGTTCGTCGATACCGGCCGCACCGCTGTTCAACCTGAAGTTCTTCTGGATCTGCGCCTGCTGCAGGTACATCGTCGAGTAGAGCTGCGACGCGGTCCGATTGGTGAAGATCGCGCCGATTTCGTTGAGGATCGCCTGTCTGTCGACGATCCCTTTGCTGGCGAACGCCGGCAGCATCACCGTCTGCATCCACTTCATCGGGTCGGCGACCATCATGTCGGCGCCCTTGAGCGCTCCGGCTTTCACCTGCTTTAGCTTCCCGGTGGTGCTGTACTCGACCATTTTGGGGTCAAGCATGCCCAGGCGCATCAGCTCATTCGCGGCGCGAACGGTGGTCCTACCTTGCACCAGGTTCTGATAGCCAGACATCAGGCCGGTACCGACCCGCTGGCCGCCCATTTCCTGAATCAGGGGCTCCATTTGGTAGTAGAAGTTCTCGTCCTTCATCCCTTTGGCGGCAACGCCGCCGGTTTTGATGAAGTTGAGGAACTCGTTTGCGCCTACCCTGCCGCCGGTCGCAGTTTGGACGCGCTGAACCATGTTGGCCTGGTCGTTGAAGGCTTTCTCGCTGGCAAGGCCGCCGCGCATTTCAATGACCTTCAGCATGTCCATGAAAGCTTTGTCTTTCATGCCGCCGGCTTCGTCGCCGTAGAGGGCGGCGTTGGCGAATTTCATCTTCGCCAGCAACGGTGTGACCATCTGAGCTTCGTGAAAATCGCCGAAAACCGTCTGGGCATCACGCAGCAAGCCGAGGTTCTCGCGAATGCTAGTGCCGTAGCTGTTCATGCCGGTGGCGAATTTTACGGCATCGGCGGTGACAGCATCGCCAAGGCCAAGGGAGCGGAAGCGCTCCGTCTCGTTCTGGAATTTCTTCGCTTCTTCCAGCGGGGCCTTGAACATCGCAGCGAGGCCAAGCCCGCCGGCAAACATTGCTGCGCCAATGGCGCCTTGCTTACCGATCGATGCCAGCTTTGAGTTGAGCTTGTCGACGTCCTGGCCTGTCGCGCCGAGCCCCTTGCTGATGAGCAGAAGGCCTGAGCTGACGTGGTTGATCAGCGACAGCTTGACGGCGACGGAATACGCCTCGAATGCCATAATGACCTTCCCTTTCGCGGTGTTTAATCACATGGCAAACAGTCGACGGACATACCAGTGGGTGGATGGACAGATTCAGGAATGCCGGCAGTCGCACAGGGCGATTCCGCTGATCGAAGTATCAGAGCGGCGCAGACCGGCGCCTGCCGCCCAATCCAGGTCCCGCAAGCCTGTCATCGGCATTCAGGATGCTCTGCTGCTGTTTACCTTCAGCAGCGTTGGGCTGGTCTTCGCCGGCGGTGGGCTATTCGCATTCGGCTTCGTCGCGTACGCGCTTATCTTTAGGTGATTCTATGAGAAAGATCTTTCTGTCGTTGGCGCTCTCGTTGACCGCGACTGGCGCGATGAGCGCGCAACTGAAGCTCAGCGGTGAATACGGCTGTGCTGATCTGGCAACACAGAAATCCCGGACCACACTGATGCGAAACATCGTTTCTGACGAGCCGCATTACGTCGCGCAAAGGCCGGAAATGCGGGAGTCACTGCTGAACCTTTCCACCTATATGTGCCAACCGCTCAACGGCGTGTTCTCTGTAGTGGGTCGCAGCGAAGGGCTGATTCAGGTCAAGGGGTCGGATGGCAGCTTTTGGGTCACCCCGTAGAGTCGTAGCCCAGCGACTTGTGGATTCCGAACCCGCCAATCAGTCCAGACACCGTCGCGGCACCCAGCACCCGACGGATGTACTCTTTGTTGCGCAGCACCGCAGGGCCCATCACAGGCCTTGCCGGCATCCGCAGTGTTCCGAATTCGTGGTAGACCATCTTCTCGTCCGTTGAGCCAATCACCGTCTCAAGCCCTGACGTCCTGTGGCTTATGCTTTCACGCATCTCGCCAGTGGCCAGCAACGGCGCGTCCACGGGATAGCCGGCAAGGGATTTCGAGGCTTCCGTGGCATCAGCCAGCGCGGCCCAGGCTGGAAATGGGCCGATACCGCTCTGGTAGTGCCCGATTTCTTCCTTGGCAGTCTTCTCTATGCGCTTGGCACACTGCTCAAGGCCGTGATGCAAGCCTTCGAGCAATGCAACCTCCTGCGCAGCCAGGTGCAGGGCGAGTGACCCGAGACTGTTGAAATCCATGATCACCCATCCTCTTTGTCGAACTGCATGGTCGACCAGTTCCAGACGCCCGCCCCTTCAAATTCGGAGAACATGATGGAGAAGGCGAACTGTTCATAGTCGGTTAACGGGCCTGACTCAAAAACACTCTCGAACGGAACCCCGTTTTTCACCAGCCAGCACGACTGACGAAACTCGGAGTTCGTTGCTAGTTTTTTGCGGCGGCCTGCTCGGCGGTGAGGCCGTCCTTGGCAGATTTCGCGTCCGCTTCAGCTTTGGCTGCTTCGTACTTGGCGAGGAAGTTCTGGTTGATGGCTTCCATGCCCTCCTCGCCCAGTTCCTTGAGGACCGCCTCGATCTGGACCAGCGAGTTCGGCAGGCCGTAGCCCACATCATCGATGTAAACGACCATAGCGGCGGGCATCGCGAACCCGGCCATGAAGGTCTGGTTGCTCGCGGTGTCGCCGCCGACAGCCATCACGATCCGCCCCTGCTCGAGCGGGCCGAGCTTGCGGAGCTGAATGGTGCGGCCGCGAGAATCCTGAATGGTTTCGAAACGCGGCTTCTGGTCAACGTGAACCGGTGGCGCGCTTTCATTGATGGTGACTTTGGTCATGGGTAATTCCTCTCGTCAGTGAGTCGTCAAAGGTGCACGGCGTGCGGAGTGACGAGCCCCGCCCCCTGCCGGGGCGCCGTGCAAAACAGGGTTAAACCTTGATGCGGCGGCGTGCGGTGAAAGACATCGACTGGCGAATTGTCTTGTCGCCTTCCTTCTTGCCAGCGTCTTCAAGCTTCAGAATCACGTGCGTGTAACGCCAGGTGGTTGTTCCGCCGCCGACTTCCTGAATGGTCTCGGTGATGGTGGCCGGGTTCTGGTTGACGCCGTTGTAGTAGTCGCTTTCGAACTGCGCCCACCAATCATCGAGGGTGGAGTCGACGCGCTCTGCTTCGAACGTGCCCGTCCAGCCCTTCGGAATCATCAGCTCATCGGTCAGGCCGTTCAGCGGGGTGATTTCCTGGTTGGTGACTTTCGGCTTCGAGTCGAAGTTCATGATCTTAGGGAGCCGGATCGGCCCCGTCGGGGTGTTGATGTCGATGGCGACATCCTTACCTGTGTTGTATCCGCCTTGACCGGGCATGGCATGCTCCAAATGAAAAACCCGGCGCGGGCCGGGCTGGGATGTGGGTCAGCGATTAGCTGCGCGGGGTGGCGGACGAGACGACGGTGACAGACTGTCCGGCTTCGAGATTCACGAGGAAGTAACGAATCACGGACAGGTACTTGACCTGAACGTCAGCCTGCATGTAACCCAGGGCAACGCGCGCGTCAGGGTTGTTCGTTGCGTCGATCTGTACCGAGAACGCCGGACCACCATTGACGTCGCCGATCATTCCTTGCTGAGCCAGGGTCTGCAGGAAGCTTTCCATGGTCGACTTGGTGGTGCGGCGCACATCCGGGGTCTGCAACTGACCGATCACCCCGCCGAACGATGCAGCGATCGTCAGTGAGATGAAGTTGGTCATCCGGGTGTAGTTGTCGCCGTTCACCGCCGAGTTGCTGGAGCAGTTCAGGCCTGAGCGATGGCCGAAGTAGCTGCCGCCCGGGCAAGGGTTGGTGATCACGTCGAGCCGCGCGCCGTTGATCGCGCCGATTTCCGCGATGCTGTAAGGCTGCTGCGACAGGTTGCGCTGCGTCGATACCGCGTTGGTGATTGGCTTGTTCAGCGGGCTCTGGTTCGGCGACAGGGCAGCAATCTTGGCAGCGGCGAACGTGGCCGGCGCAATCATGCGTTGCTGTCCGTTCACCTGGTCCTGCCAGTAGACCCAGTCACCCACCATCACCTTGAGCGCGTAGCTGTCGCAGCCCGCGGTGGTCAGTGCCGTGGCGACGGTGACGTATGAAGCGCCCGCGGCGCCTTGGGTGACCATGTAGCAGCCTTCGGACAGGCCGTAGGTCAGCATGGTCGGCCACTGGGTGCCGTCGGTGAGGTCTACCAGGTTCGCGACCTGCGCCCCACTCCCACGCAGAGCGTACATACCCTTGCGCGCGGTGCCGGTGACGCCATCCACGCCGACCAGAACTGCGTCGGTGATGGTGGTGTTGCCGGACGTGCCGGACGTGAAAGCGACGGTCTGGGTGACAGCTACCGGCGCCAGAGCGGACGTGCCTACTGTTGCGATCACCAGTTGAGAAGGACCACGAACACCAGATTGGCCGTTGTTCACCGCGCTGACGATGTTTTGCCACAGCGGCAGGCCGGTGCCAGTGATGTTGTCGAACACCTCTGGCGCTACGCCCGGCAGCGAGATGGTCAGCTTCCAGCTCGCGGCGGCGGTACCGGTTGCCAAAGTTGCGCTCAGCGAGTTGCCGAGCGTGCCGGTGTAGAACGCGGTCAGCGTGGCGCCAGTAGCGGCTGCGGTGTCTTTCAGCATGCTGGTTGCGGCAGTGTCGGTGCCGTCAGTGACGCGCACGGCGCGAATGTTCGACGCACCGCCCTGAATCGAGACGGCAATCGCGGTGCACAGGTCGTACTTGCGCACGGACTGAGTGCCGAACTTCTGCGATGCGTCACCGGGCGAGCCGATGAGAGTCGAGCTGTTCACTGGACCCCAGTCAGCAATCCCGACAATCCCAAGGATGTCGGTCGGAACGCCGTTGATGTACCTGGTCTTTGGCGGAACGACCTGGATGTAAAGATCTGGGGCCTGAAGCGCCGCCGTGTTCAAGCTGCCTGCCGGATAGATGGGCATGGCTTCCTCCTAATGAAAAAGCCGCCTCAAGGGCGGCTTTCTGTGTGTGGTTTCGCTTGTCAGGCGGCGGTTTTGAGCACATTACCGGCGCACTCGCCCGCCAGTACGGCAGTGACCTCGTCGGCGTCGGTAATGATCTGTCCCACCTGATAGTCAGCGAACGCAAATTTCACGGTGAGCTTGAACGGCGACGGCGCGGCCTTGGCCTTTGAGGCTGGCACAGCGACTTGGGTGTCTGGGGTATCGGAGTCCATGGCGGGCCTCAAGGGTTGAGCGTTTTGATGGGCTGCCCGGATTGGGCGTTGACGATGTTGAGCACCGGGGCGATGACCTCGGCAGGCTGTTGTGTCTGCGTTGTTGCGTAGTCGATGCTGTAGAACAGGTCGATGCGGTACAGGTCGGCCTTCTGAAGCTGATCCGTCATCAGCGATCCGCCTGAACGGATGATTCCGAACGATCCGTCCGTGAAATTGATGCTGTTGCTGTCCGATAGCGCCGAGTCGATCGGGCTTGCAACGGCGTCGCGCGCTTCCGGGCTGTTGGCCCAGATGCTGATCATCACCGGTTGCTCTTGGCGCTTGGTCTCCATGTACGCGGAGCCGAATCCACCGACTCTTGCGAAGACGCTGTGAGCGCCTGTCAGCGTGATAACCGGTCCGGCGCTGGAGGCACCCGGGATGAGTGACGCAAGCCCGGCAGCGGCAGTGGTGAGCGTGTCCGTTGGCTGCATGGCGTAGACGTAGTGGGTTCCGTTCAGGTTGATCAGCAGGTTCTGCTTGCTGATCGTCCCCGAGAGCGTCACCACGGCGCCGGAGACCGTCATCACGACGGCATGCACAGGGCTGGTGAGTTGCACCCATGTCCTGCCCAGGTAACGTGATGTCTTCGCGTCCTTTCCGTGCGGGTAAATGCTGACGTGCGCCTTCCCCGCTTCAAGATCGGACTCAAGCTCGTTCGGCACAGGCCAACCTGGGTAAATCCTGAGCGGGATCCCTGCAATGCTCGGCTGCCCGGTCCCGTTGGGGTAGACAATGGCGGTGACCTGCGATGCGAGCTGCTTCACTACGTCGGTAAGACTCGCCATTTCACACCTGCGCCTGCATGGCAGTGATTCGCCAGCCCATGTCCGTGAGCTCAGCGCTCGAAATCACGTACTTCCGGTCAAGGTCGTCGCGAATGATGTCGCTGGTGCGAAGAACAAGCCCTGGCCATGCGGGCATTAGGATTGCCCACCACGGGGTTTTGACATCACCCGGCAGTTTGGCTTCGTTCGTCTCGCCTTTCGTGCCCTGAACGATACTGGCGGGCCAGCCTCGCATGATCACGACTTCGGTTGATGCTCGCTTGTCGCCTGCCCATGAACCCAGCCCTACGGGTGCGTCCTGACTTACCCGAATCACGTCTACCATCCGGTTGGTCTGCACGCAATAGATCGGGAGCGTGTCCTGCATGGCGGCGATGAAGAAGGTCCCCTGCCTGCCAACCAGAAAGTCGCCAGGCTGGAATTGCCGTGCATCGAACAGCCCAAGCCAGGTGGCTTCGCCGTACTTGTTCGGCGCGCTGTAGGTGAATTTTGTGGTGAATGACGCCGGCAGGGTTTGCAACGGCGAGGTCGACATCGGGTCATTCACGCTCGTTGCGCGAAACTGCTGATAGTCGAAGCCGATTCGCTTGGCTGCCTTGCCGTAGCCGATGTAAATCTTGGACTGAAGTTTTGCGCCGTCCATGTCACCCCCTCGACAGGCTTATTCCGCCGTCGCCGAGTGAAGGACCAGGCGGAACGCCGATGAAGCCGCACAGCTCACGACGCCAGATTCGATAGAGTCGCATGCGGTCCGCCACTTCATCCTTGTTGTGCACCCAGACGGCCGCTTGAGCGGTATCGAGGTTCTCGGTCGACGACAGAACATCAGTCTCCAGACCGGATAGAGTGGTCAGGAAGGCTGACATCCGAGTTTCTTCCTCCGGACGGAGCGAGTCGAGCCGGTGATTCAGCGTTTGCCAAATCATCGGTGCCACCCAGCCCCAAGCCGTGTCGCGCCGATCATCCAGAGTGATGTCGCCCTGCATTGGATAGCCGCAGTAACGACGCGCATCCGCCTTTTGTTCGTCAGTAAGCATCGCCCGTCCTCGTTCTACGGATATCCGTGTTATCAGGCTGGGATCAACGCTTGGAGCTCGGCCAGCTTGGCGTCATCATCGAATTCAATGCCTTTTTCGGAGAGCTCGGCCTTTACCGCAGCGAGCTTGATCTCGCTCTCTTCGACCAAGGCTTGCAGGTCACCCTTGGAAGCGTTGCACTTGTACTCGACACCCAGCGCGTCAAGTCGGGCTTTCGCATCCTTCACGGAGAGGCCTGAATCTTTCGATTTCCCTTCGCCGAACAGCGTGTGAATGCTCTCGTCGAACGTGTCGGCATCAATCACGACGTAATCGCCCTGATCCTGACCCCATGGTTCGACCTTCAAAGTCTTGTCGCTCATGTCTATCTCCCGTTTGAGAGCCCGGCGCCTAAACGCCGGGCTGTTTCATCAGCCCAGCAGAACAGCGCTGTGCTCTGGCTTGACCATCGCAGTACCCCAGGCCAGCGCGATTTCGTACTGGATCTGGCGGTATTGCTTGTAGAGGGACACCTCGAACGACAGGCCGCTCACCGGGTCGGTAATGATCATGCGGTCGGAAGCGCTGTCTCCGCCTTCTGGCAGTGCCGGTGCGCGGGTCGCGACTGCGATGGCCGAACGGGCGAAAGCCATGTTGCGGGTCGACGCCGAAATCACGGTGATCGCGGTAGCTGCGGCCGGGATTGCCTTGCGCAGGCCAGGCGCTGCGATAACGATCGTCCCGCCGTTGGAAACGTCAGTGTCGCCGCTCACAACTACGTATTTGTTGGTGTCGCCCGCAAAGCTGATGATGTCGCCAGCCAGTACGGTACCGGTGCCAGCGGAGGCCAGACCGATGGACGTGGCGCCAACTGCGAAACCGGCAGTGCTGGTGGTAGCAGCGGCACCGGTACCGGCAACGATGGTTTTCACCTGAGCCGATTCGCGGATTGCGAAACCGTGCACGTCCAGCAGCACACCACGACGCAGCAAACTGGTGTCCGCAGCTTCGTTCGCCTTGGTCAGCTGGGCCAAGGTGCGCATGTTCGCGCCTGCCGAGGTGTCGATGACCATCTGCAGGTCGCCCAGCGGAGCGCCGTTGTCAGAGAGTATCTTGCGCATTTGCGCAGGGTCGGCCAGGTTGGTGGCGAACGGCGTGGTGCCAGCGGTGCCGTAGGCTCGGGAGGTCTTGACGCACAGCGCCGCGATGTCCGCTTCGACTTCGTTGACCAGCGCACGCATGCCCTGAGCCAGTTGGTCGCGCAGAATCACGTTGTACGAGGCGCCGTTGTTGTCCAGACCGCGTTTTTCCTCACCGTTCCAGCGAACCGGTACCCGGCGAGCTTTCTGGATGGTCATCGACACGGAGCCGATGGTCTGATCACCATCGTTCGGCGGCGTGACGGCCGGGGTGATGTCGGTCGCGACCGCAGCTGGCGCGACCGGCGAGGTGACGGTCTGGCCGACGGCAGCACGCGCGAAGGTCATGTCGGAAGATACGGCCGGAATGAAACCGACCAGTTCACGGGACACCACGTCCAAAGCGTTGTAGATCGTGGTGGTAAGGCCGGTGAGAGTGTTGCTCATGGATGACTCCTAAGGTCAGTCGGTAACTTCACCGCCCGATACCGCATGCGCGTGCTTCCCAGCAGGGTCGAGCGCATCGAATTGGGCGCGAGAGAGGGTCTTTTTGCCATTGCCGCCATTACCACCGCCGTTAGGAGCCCCGCCGCCATTAGCGCCGTTGCCCTTCAAGATGTGATCGCGGTGCGGGTATTGCTCAACAAGGGTTTCCAGCGCTTCGTCGAAGTCGGCGAGTTCACCGGGACGCGTACGGCTGAAAATCTTCTGGCCGTGTTGATCGAACGCGACGGTTTTGCCGTCCTCGATCTTGAACGCGGTGCCGAAACGGGCTTGAACCAGGTCTGCGGGGATTGCCAGCTTGTCGCCGATGAACTTCGAACGGCTGAATGCGCCGCCGATCTTTTCTTCGTAGAGCTGCTTCTCGAACGTGGTCGCCTTGGTGTTGGCTTCATCAAGCTGGGTCTTGTAGGCCTTGCCGATTTCTTCCTTCACTTTCTCGATCTCACCGGCATCCACCAGCTTTTTCTGATCGAGGTTTGCGACGAGTTCCAGGGCTTTCCGGGCGGCGGCGCCGTCCTCGATGCCGTCGAACGCTTTGAGGGCCTTTTCAGCAGCCTCTTTGCCTTCGCGATGGCTCTTGGCTTCACCGTTCAGCCTGGTGATGGTGGCGACAGTGCCAGGAGCGTCGAAAGCGACCTCCTTGCCATCGTCGTACACGTACACCGGCTTTCCGTCCTGCAGTACAGCGTTACCTTGGTCGTCCAGTTTCAGTTTCATTGATGCTTCTCCGGGCATCCGCCCATTTGTTGAGCCATCCGGCCCAGCGCGGCGCTATCCATCAGGAATCGCGCCCATAAAAAAGCCCCGGCGAGCGCCAGGGCTGGTGATCGGTTTCGCAGGTCATTCTTGAATCGGGATCTGCTTGGCCTGTGTCGGTTTGAGAGGCTGAGCCTTCAGCTTCACGAGTTCATCCTTCCATGTCAGATCGTCCTTCAACATTCCACGACGTTGGACCTCACCGAACAGGGTCTCATCCGAGATTTGTCCGTTCGTGGCCATGTTGACGAGCATTGGAATAGTGATTTCAGGTGCAAAGTCGACATCAAAGTTGCCGTTGACCTTGACGTGGCCGCCTTCTGGTTCAGACGTCCAAAGCGCGAAGTACTGCAGGACCTGATCAATCGCGTCTTCGAACTGTCCAGCCATGGTTTGCAGCGGACTCAGCTCCTCGGCGGCTTCGTCTTCGGCCTGAGTAGCCGTTTTGACGCCTGTGTTTTCCTTCTGGATCAGCTTGGCACCGGCCAGACGCATATCGTCGACCAGGTCGTGAAGCGAATCACGGCCAGCCTGAATCGCTGCGCCGGAGTGCTCAACCCATTTCATGTCGCCGTCCTTCGGCAACTTGGTCGCGTTGCTGGTCCCTACAACGAGATTCCATGTCTCGTCGTCGATGCCGATCACTGCCAGCATGGGCACGCGGGCGACGTGCAGGATGTTGTCCTGATCGCTCTGCGACTGCCAATGCTTGACGTTCAGATGACCCAGCTCCATGAGCGGCGGTGTTGCCGTCATGCAACCGGTGCGCTTTGTGTAGAAGGTGGTCAGCGGGATCTGAGTCAGCGTGTTCGTGCCTTCTTCATGCAGCTGCCATTCCTTACGCCGATCCTGTGTCTCGACCTCACGGTAGGTTGACCACTTACCTGGCTCCAGCACGCGGACCTGCGGAATGGTCTTAACCGCGAACGCGCCGTCGTCCTCCTCGACCATCTCCATATATCGGAACTGGGTCAGCACGTGAGCGCCCGATGATGCGTCGGACCTCCACCCAAGCACCTGGCCTGGGTAGATCATCACCACGTACGGGCGAACTCCGGCAGACTTCTCGTCTGCTTTCGTCTTGATGCGAGGATTGCCCTCTGCGTCGGTCGTCTTCGGATACTCGACCAGGGCATGCACGAGCCCGTGAGACAGGCCGCAGGAAAAGAACGTCTGCGCCCAGACCTGCAGGTTATTTCCCTGCCGATCAAAATTCTCGGCGTGTTCGACTATCGGCTTGGGCACATCGTCGCCCAGCGTGATCGGCTCAGCGAAGACGCGGCCGGTCATGTTTTGCACGGTCTCGCTGTATGCAGGCAGAAGCGTCGAGCTTGAAATCCGCCGGTTGTAGGTTTCGTCGTCCTCCTTGGGAAACTTCGGCAGAAGCTTCGTTCGTGCCTTTCGCATCGCCCGAGTACCGCCCATCAAGGCGTCGACGATTTCCCAGTTTTCACGCATGGCATCAACTGCCGGTAGCGTTTTGCTTGGGTCATCACTCATATCAGATACTCAGGGATTCAGTGGTGGCGGTGCGTTTCACGATCGGGAATTCTTTGTGGATGAAGTAGCCGCCAGCATCGTTCGGGTGGTCATTGCCCTGGCTCTTGTCAGGCTCGCCATTGGCCGCCCACACCTGCTGCTCAAGGCAGTCGGCGTATGTCGGGCAGGTGAACGGATTGACCAGGTACCGGCGCTCGCCGGCCGCGTTGCGAAACATGGCGTTCATGGCGTTGATCCGATCCTTCACGGGCGGGTTTGCCGCTGGCGCGATAACCGTGAGCCCGGCCTGCTTCATCAGCGCGATATCGGTGGTGCTGGCGTTCACCGACTTGCGCGAATCGCCAGAGGCATCCGGATAAACCCTGATTTCGCAGGTTTTCTGGAACTGGTTGCCGTCGTACTTCCAATACCGCTCCTTGATGCGCTTGATCATGTCTGGCGTGTCGTAGCCGTCCATCAGCTCATCAACCGCTCGAGGCAACCCGTCGCGCTTCACATGCGTGATGGCGGACATCTTGCCGACGTTGAAGTCCATACCGATGAACAACGGCTCGCCAACCTGGACCGTGTCAAAACACTGGTTCAGCTTGCGGTCGTAGGCGTGGTAGATCGAACCGGACGTCAGGTTGACGAACTGTCCGTCCAGATACGCCTGGATCAATTGTTCGGGATAAGACTCCATCAGCGACGGGATGTAGTCGGCAGGCAGGTTCAGCTCGTTGTCGAACGTGCTCGCCTGTACCAAGCCGTACATGTCTGCCAGCGAAGGCTTCTCGCGTAGCTGCTTGACGAACTGCTGGTATACGAATTTGAAGCCTTCGGGCGTGGTTGTGACATCCACACCGTTTTTCAGGCCCTGAACGTTGTAACGCATCCGAGCAATGATCTTGCGCCACGCCTGCTGAGCCTTGATGGCTGTCAGCACGTCCAATTCGTCGACCAGGGCATGGCCGATCTTGAAGCCCACAATGGTTTGGGGCTTCTCCATCGACCGGCAGATAACCGTACCGCGGTACTGGCGACCGCTGTAGATGTGAACCTCATGGTTCGCCTGATTGATCTTGGTCTTCAGCCCCCAGTCGTAGGCCACCTCATCCATCGTCGGATAAAAGATGTCTCGTATCTGCGGGTAGGTTGGCGCGAAGTACCCTGCATTGACTGCTGGCCACTCCATGAAATGCTTACTGAGCGCCGAGCATCCGACCCAGGTCTTGCCTGACCCAAACCCTGCCACGAAGGCCCGGAATTTGTTCTCCATCCTGAGAAAGCGCGCTTGCGGGACGTTAAGGCTCGGCATTCTGCTTCCTCGCATCCACGACATCTACCTGGATGCGGGTTGGCACGGCCGGCTCATCCTCAGGCTCTTCGCGGCGATGGCGATTGACGTACATGTCGCCTGTCTCTTTAGCGGCCTGCTCCAGAATCTGCATGGCGAGGACGATGTTCTTCGTGGTTTCAGCGCGCTCGACGAACCTGTTCATAGCCCGAAGCCGAAACGCTCGGTTGGCGATCGGGATATCGGCAGTCTCGTCGCGGAACCTTGCTCTGCACTGGTGAAACAGATCGACCCATTTCTGCCCAAGCCGTTGCCCGGCAAACTTCGTCGGGTCGTGCGACTCGCACTGCTGACGGCTGATTTCGATCCCGAACTCTGTCTTGACCGCTGCCACCACTTGAGATGGCGTGTCGAAGCAGGCAAGCGCCTGAACTATGAAGGCTTTAACCTCACCTCGCAGGACTGCCATATGTTTGCCATCCGTCATAACCCGTCATGGAATCAGGCCGACTTGAGCAGACAGGTTCCGCAGGCCCTCGAAATATTCAGTTTCCCCACCTCGGCGGGTTTGTTTGCAGCGTCGACCATGGCCTGAACCTCAGTGCTCGCACCATATCGCCGGACCACACCGACGAACTCTTCGACGTCGTGACCACGAAGCGTCAGGCTGGGCGTCCCGTCCTCTTTGAACTTGGGAGCACCGTACTGATCGAGCTTCTGTGCGATGTGATAAAGCTCGTGCTCGACCAGCGCGCAGAACTCAGCGTCGGTGCATTGGGCACAGTAGTCGGCAGCCAGCGTGATGAGGAAGTCCGGCACTTCACCGAACCAGTCGATCATCTGTTGCTCTTGTCGGGCCTTCTGCCATCCACCAGCACGGAACATCACCGACTCGGCCTGGCCAAGTACCGTGCGACCCTGCTTCTCGAAGCATGAGGACGCCCAGAGGATGCGGACAGGCGCGTCAATCAAGTGTGCGTGGTCTGGGTTATGGATGCTGCCGGCGTCTGAAAGAACCTGTTCGGTGATCCACTCCCACACATCCGGTGCCGGAGTCAGGCGGATGCCGAGCATGGACAATTCCGAAAGCTCGAGCAGTAATGCGGGAGGCG